AAAGCCATCCATAAGACTTGGCGTTGTTCATGGTCTTTGTAATTCGTTTTAAATATTTCTGTTCTATATTGTTCGAACAGATATTCAAATCCTTCTTTCAATAATGGATCATCAAGTAATCTTTTTGCTTGATTAGCTCTCTGAATCTGTTTGTTGAGTTTGCCCTCGTTCATTGAAAAACTCTTTTTGTCCTTCCATTATTTTTTTAAATATATCACCTGATTGTTTTACTTGCTCTTGTTCTATCATAGATCTGTTCTTTAATGCAAGTTCATCAATTCTAGTTCCATATTTAAGTTCTAATTCTTTTACTTTTAACTCAAATTGTAATAAGGTTTCTCTCATACCAGCTTCTATTTTCTTTAATTCAGTTCTAGAATTAAGCTCAGCTCTTTGATTTTCACCTTGTACTTGTGCTAATGAAACCTTTTCAAACTCTGTAGGTGGTTTAGGTGGTAATGGTGGCATTTGTTGCTGACCTAAATCTGGATCCATAAAGTATGGTTCGATACTACCTAACCCTGCATTCTCTACAAGTTTCTTTAATGTATGATAAATATTCTGTAAGTTTACTACAGGACCAAAAACATTTTGTTGTAAGTTTATAGCTTGTAGTTGTCTTTGTAGAATACTATTTAATAAAATTAATTGTTGTTCTTTTGATCCAGTACCTAATCCTACTGATACAGATACATTAACTCTATCTCTCCATTCAAATGGAGTCATAGGTACAAACTTACCTCTAATTCTTACAATCTTTTCTTTTTGTTGATACTTACATACAAGTTCAAATATTTTTAATCCTAAATCTTTAACACCAGTTTCTGCAAAGATTCTAGCAATTAACTCCATTCTCATTTGAGACTGAGTTAATATTTGATTCATACCTGTAGCAGTATCTGTATTAAGTGCATCTGCTCCAAGCCCTTGAGATTGTCTTGTAACTCCTGTTCTAGTTTCTTTTACAGAATCTAAGTAAGCTAACATACCACTAGCTTGTTCTGTGATAGGTTGCGCCTGCATTGGCATGATAACATTATTAGGTGGTTGTTTGGTTCTTACAATACCACCAGGTCTATTTGTAAGTAAATCATCCATAGCAACTTGTCCATCTTGGATTGCTACACGATTATTATTAGTTAGATACATATTATCTAACATTTGTCTCATTACTGTAGATTTAATTAATTGTATATCTTCTACTAATTCAGATACTGATCTTCCATAAAATCTATGTGGCATCATAATTGGAGTTACAGATATAAAAGGCATAGTATCTATTTCTGATACATCTAATACTTTATAAGCTCCATCACCAGCTAAACAAACTTTAACAAGTTCAGCTTTGCCATCATCATTAATATCCATTCTACAATAACATTCATGTATTAAAACTTCTTCTGTACTTTCATCACCTCTATCTTGAGGTGCAGAATGATCTGTATCTTGGAATCTAACATGTCTATCTTCTAAATAATAATTACCATCACCTACCGGTAGGTTATTAATTATTTCAGGATCATAACCCATTTCAATAAGTTCTGTCCTAGTCATGTTAGTTCTATGTGCTATAAAATTTGCACTATCAATAGATTTAGCTCTACGTTCAATTAAAAATTCTTCAGGTGGGATTGGTTCAATATTAACTTTTCCATATGATGTAGTTTTATGTATTACACAATCATGAAAAGTTATTTTATCTACTACAACATCATTTTGATCTTTTATTTCTTCTTCGTATTCTGTATGCTGTGATACTTTTACTTCTGGATCTCTAGCTAATAAATTAAATTCATCATCAGTTAATTTTTTATATTCTTCTCTAGAAGTTTTCTCAGAACTATCCCAAAATATTTTTAGTACTCCATTCTTTTGTACTAGTGCATCTTTAAATGCAGTATACAAAGATGTGAATCCATTATTTTCTTTATAAAAAATATAATTAATATAATCTGTAGCTTGTTTAGCTACTTCTTCATCTTCTGGTCCAACAGGATCACATTTAAAAACTTCATCACCAGCAGTAAATATTCTCATTAATGATGGTAATAAACTTTCTATTGTATCACTAACATCAGTAGATACTACTTGAGATCTACCTTCCTGTTCATTTCCAAAAGGTTTACCTAAATAATATTCTAATGATCTTTTTCTTTTTGTAACTATTTCACCACCAATATAACCTGATGATGCTCTAATCTCTCTTTGTAATACGCTTACTATTTCTCTTTCATTCATACTATATACGTTGTATCTATTTTAATAGGTTTTGTCCATTGAGTTGTATCTACAGGATCATGAACGCATCCATATCTAAATGCGTCTGCAGCGTGTGAACACCAATCATGCAGAGGTTTATTTTTAAATACTTGGTTTTTATCATCCCATTGTTTTCGATATTGTCTTAGTGCATCTAATCCTAGTTTACACTTTTCTCTATCAAACCAACAATTAGGTAGTGTATTTCTTACACATTCTATACCATGATCTACTTCTAACTTTGGTGCAACTTCAAAATCTATACCAAGTTCATTTGCAACTTCTAATCTAGATTTTCCTGTACCAAGTTCTCTAGCTTGTATATCATGAGGTGCAATATGTCTTTCATAAGCATAGTCTTTTTCTAATAAGACATCTGCATAATGTGCTAAACTTTCTCCTGAGTTTTCGTAATAATCTATTATATGTATTTCACTACCAACTCTTTGTGCAAACCAAATTGCAGTAGAATCTCCTATACCAAGATCCCACCATGTTTCTACACCTGCATTATCATCACATTCAACAGTACCAATTCTTTTTTCATTATCTGCTTTTGTAATTAACTTACCATAGTAAGCTCCAGATACTGCAGCAGTAAATGAACATTCAAACTCTTGGTTAAACTGCTCATCTGTCATTATAGATGCAGCATGTTTTAATTCTTCATTAGGAATAATATTAGTTTCACTAGATCTATATAATTTAGCAAACCAATCTTTTTGACCTCTCATTGCATAATCATATACTTCCCAAAATTGATTATGCCCCATTGGTGTGCCTATGAATATTACATACCCGTTGGTATCACTAATAGCTGGTCTAATTATCTCTGTCCAAACCCTTGGAGCCATGATTGCATATTCATCCATTACAACTCCATGAAACCCCAAGCCCCTTAACGAATCTGCATGATCTGCACCATAAATTTGTATCCTACTTTCATTCCACAAATCTATTCTAAGTTCAGTTTCATTTCTGTGTCCACCAAGACTCATAAGGGGTTTGGTGTATTGCTTTAAATAATCCCAGGCGATTGCCTTACCTTGTCTATAGGTGGGAGCAATATAAGCTAACTTTTTTTTAGGGGTGTTAGCCGCTGTCATTATAAGTTCGTTTATTGCAAGAACACTTTTGCCGAATCTTCTATGACAGACTAAGACGTTAAATCGTTTTAAATTTTTATGTACTTCTTTTTGTAGTGGTCTAGGTTTGTAAGGAATAGATACTTCTACGTATTTATTCTTCCCACTTGATTTTGACTTTGATTGGGTCTGTTTCGATTCTATTTGTTGTTGGAGCTTTTCCATGAATATAAGGTGCTGCCCTTTCTGCAGCATACATTTTTTTTTCTGGTGATGACGCAGGATTATTTAATACAGCTAACATATAATCTAAAGGAGAACATTGATACTTTACTTTTAGTTCTTCTAAAGCTCTCCATGCTTTTTTTTTAGTAGTACCTTTAGGTCTACCTGCTCCTTCTCTTTTACCACCATGTTCCATTATTTTAATCCTTTAGATAAAATTATATTTCTAAGATCTCTACCTTCTCCAGGTTTAGGAGCTTTAGCATATCTTCGATTACTTGCTGTTCCTAGAACTGCAGCACCTATAGCTTTAACTGGATTCATAGCCGCAAGTTTTACACCTTTAACTATTACTGCTCCAGTAATCTTATAACCTGCAGGAACTTTTTTAAAAACTTTTTTTCCTGCTCCTAAGATCTTTCTACCTTTTATACCTGCATCTAAAAATTTATCTTTCATTATTTTTTCTTCTTTTTCATTTTTTTCATTTTAGCTTTTATAATTTTAGCTTTTAATTTTGGTGGTAAATTTTTTTGTTTACCTACTAATAATCCTGCTTTCATTTTTTATACCTGTCCTTTCTTTTTTTGCATTCACAGTTATGACTACATATACATGGAACAATATTAAATAAATTACATACTGCTTCACAAATAATACTTTTAATTTTACTAATCACTTTCTTCTCCCTTTAGCCGCTAGTTGTTGGAATTTTTTTTTGCCATATTTTTTTCTACCAATGTAAGCAGCTAATGCTTTAGGATTCTTTACACCCCTTTTTCTTAACTTAGCTGTTAGCTGCTTAAATCTTTTGCCAGAACCTAGTTTAGGTTTACTTGCCATACATTGATTTTTTCATTGGCTTTTTCTTCATCTTCATGCCTTTTTTTACTTTCTTTTTAGGCATCTTTTTCATTTTACCATGTTTCATTAGTCATCCTCTCTTTCAGAATCAAAGTCATAATCATCATCACAATAATCTTCATTATCTTCTAACTCCATGACTTCATCTTCGATTTGTGCTAAAATTACTTCTTCTTGTTCATGAAGATCTCTAAGATCATCAAACAAGTCTTGTAATGATTTAGCTTTTTTCTTTGCCATATTTTACTCCTATCGTAAAATTCCTCTCATAGCAACATCTCTAGCAGTAGGCGGAGCCATATTCATTTGCATAGGTCTACCCATTTGTGCCATCTGAGGATTTGCTTGTTTATCTGCTAGAAGTCCTGCTTGTTTTTGTATTTCTGGCATAAGTTTAGCTCTAATTACTAAAGCTAACTTTTCTGATTCCTGAGGATTTAAACTCATTAGTTCATCTGCCAGTTTTTCAATTTTATCTTTCGCCATTTTTATCTTTTTCTCCTAAAAAATATCCAGTTCCAACAAGAGCTGCTTTTGGTCCAACTGTTGCTCCAATAATTACAGCTTTCTTTTTTGGACTTGCTTTTTTAAAATATCTAACCATTTGTCTACCTTGACCTGCTAATGAAGTATCTTGTGCTATTCTTCTTAATCTTTGTCTAGCAGCTTTGCTATGAACAAAACCTTCTTTTTGACCTATTGCTTCAAATCCAGTTCTTACGATCATAGGTTGATTAGTTCTTTTTTTTGGTTTTTTAAGTTTTTTTAATATTTTAAATATCATTATCCTTGTCCTCTATTTCGTTTCTTTGTATATCGCTTATTAGGGCGTTTACTATGCCGTCCTGGTCGTTTGCGTCTACGTTTTTTGACATAATTATTTACGCCAAAAAGTGGTTTCTTTTTAGCCATTAGTCATCGTCAATTAAATCTAGACCTAATGCACCACCGATAGTACCTGAGGTAACTTTTCTACGAGTAGAAGTACCTAAAGTAGTACGATAAAGTGATCTATAGCCCTTAAAACCTTTACTTGCTGCGCCTTTAACACCTTTTATAAGTGCTGTTTCAGCTCCTGCCATCTTTGTACCCTGTAAAGCTGGTTGAGTAGCTTTAGATACAACTGGTTTTAGTGCTTTTTTCACTTTGGATGGTCTAATTTTTTTCGCTACGCCATATCCAAATCTGGATAGTGTAGTAAAAATTGCTGGTATTGCCATTTTAACCTTCCTTATTTAGTTGTTTTGTTAATATTTTAGTTATTTATAACAAACCCCCCTATATCATACTACACACACATGCACATACGCTTGGGGGTAATTATAAAACCCGCCATTTCCATCGCTTCCGACACAAATGTCGAAGCTCGGAAATGAATTTATGATTTCTGAACTTGATTCTTAGGTGCATAAACACTAACAAAAGGAGATGTTATGAATAATAATGCACACACAAAGGTACTACAATTAAGCTTATTTAGCTTGGGTAGTTTACCAATACAACCTATACCTAGTAGAAGAAAGCACCCTCATGATAGAAATATCAGGAAGGCATATAGATATTATCTTACTACTAGTAAACCTATAAGAAAGGAGATCTTATGGTCTTAAGTGTATTATGGGGTATTTGCTTGTTTCTATTAACTATCTATCTAGTCCTGCAAATTTGTGGATTCTGGATAGCATATAGATTTATGAAACAAGTACAGAAGGAATCTATCTAATGTATATGATAAGATTCTGTTTAGCTATGATGACTTCACTATTTGTAGTTGTCATAGCCGTAAATTATAATTTAGTTGTAGGTGTATTAGTAGGTTATATAGTACATCTACTCTGGTTATACTGGGTTGATAAATTAAACAATAATCACCCCAGGTGATATTATTGTTCAACTGAAAGGAGATGTTATGTCAAGTGAACAATCAAAAGTAATAAGTGCAAAGGGTCAATATATAAGAAATAATTTTGATCCTAAGGTACATATACCATTAGTTGCTCATAATAAGTTTGAGCAAATAGATAAGAAAATGGATATGATACTTCAGCATTTGCAAAGTGTTTCTAAAACACCTGCTGAATAAACTGAATTAGGCATGCCCCTTGCTACAAAGGGGCTTCGCCTAAAAAAAAATTAGAAAGGAGTAGAGTATGTCTACAGATGAACAAGACTTAGCTTTTATAGCTACACATTTTGAGAATTGCACAGATCATACCTTAAGAAAAACATTAAGTTTTATGGATAGTATGACAAAACATAGAATCTATAAATTTATAAGAGAGGACTATGATGAGCTTGTATCGAGTGAAGTTCAAAAATCAATTCAGAAATAAACCTATCAGTATTAATATAGCCATTAAATTAATATACAATTTAGAGTTTAGTGGCTTTATTAGAAGCGATAAGATGTGGTGGTGGCGAAACTATATAGAGTGGATCAAGTACTTAGAGATAGTGAGTCCTTCATCGGGTTTTATTGTTTTGTGTAGGATGAATGTATTGAGTAAAGATCCTAATACAATCAAGATAGTAACTAAACAAAACAGCAACGACAAGCGTACGCTGTTTGTTCTGAAAGAACTGTACGGAAAGGAGAAAGAAATATATGACAATAAAGTCAAAGAAAAGTCCAGAAGAAAAAGCATTTGCTAAAGAAGTAGGTGAAAAACTTAGAAGAATGCGTAGACATCGTGGTTGGTCTCAGACTGAACTAGCCAATAGAGTAGGTGTTCGATTTCAACAAATACAAAAGTATGAGTATGGAAAAGATTCTTTAAGTTTATGGAGATCATACAACTTAGCTCGTGCATTCGAGATGGATCATTTTGTATTTATTAAGCTAACATGCAACAACCCATTTATTCAAGCTCCTGCTAATAAATGGTTTGAAGCAAGAAAGGATGTATGATTGAATGCTTAATTTTATTAGATATATTGGTTATAGCATTGGTGCTGTCACAATAAGGAAAGCATGGAACTGGTTGATTGAAGATGTAGATCCAGATCCAGGTACAAAAGAATTTGCTAAAGAGTATCGTAAAATATACGGCAAATACAAACGAATGAGGAGTCAATATGAAACGCATAGAAAGACTAGGCGAATTAGTGATTAAGACTATTAGCTTTCCAGTCAGAGTAACTCTTGGACTGGCAAAAGCTATTGAGACTAATATGCCAGATACGTTAGATATACCATTTGAAATCAAACGAAAGGAGACAACAAATGGAACCAGTAAAGAAAAACCTCGAGACTAGAATCGAGGAACGATACGGCAAGATGATAGATTATTATGCTGCTGTATTATCAAGATGTCATCAAGCTGTTAAAACTAATAATGGTTTGAATAAGTTAGATCCTATGGGTCAAAAGACATCAGCTACTACATTGTTTATCAGAACAACTAGTAGAATGGATGAGTCTGATAAAAAGAAATCACTTAAGGCAGAAGATATGATAGCAATATCTAAAGATGTAGAACGTGCAGTAAGTGTAAGTAAATAAACTAAACAGGGTAGTTGATTGTACCGAAAGGTGATTGACTACCCAACACAAAGGATGATTATGAATACTATTGAACAAGACTTAAAAAATATGAGAGTAGCTGTTAATAAATTAATAGAACATCAAACTATATCATATGATTATTATGAAAGGCAAATAGCAGAACAAGCTAGATTAAAACAAGATATAAGAAAGATACAAACAGGTTGTATTATAATTTGTTGTACTGTTGCTGTTTTATGTGTGACTTTAATATTAAGTAGACTTGGAGTTATATCATGAGTAATGAAAATAAAAATTTAGTTGAGAACATAGATATAGATAATGAGTATCTTGTTTATCCAATGACTGATGTTAAGAGTGATTTAGTTAAAGAACTTAGATATATTAGAAAAAATATTGAAAATGATTTAACTGATAGTAAAGAAAGAATGTTAGCCAGGAGTATAGGTTCTGCATATACATATGCTAGATTATTGAAAAAATGGAAATTAACTGATTATGCACAAAGAATATTTCTTAAATTACAAAGTAGACATATTGCTAAACTAAATGATGAGTTTAGAAAAGACTGGAGTAAAGGCAAAGTAATATTTACAACTGGTGTTGAATCTATGTTAAGCAAGTATATGAAAGAATCTAGACTGAAATTAAAAGCAACTCCTGTTACTACATTATATAATATTATACGAGAGTTTAGTAATTTTGATGAAGGAAACGATCCGTTCTATGAACGAGACTTTGGTAAAATAAAATTTAATAATAATAGTTTGTTTTTTAAAATAGATTATTATGACGAAAATTTAGAGTATCAAAGTCAAGATCCTGCTGATAGTACATTAACAAAAAGAGTTATGACTATCATGTTAGTAGAAGAATATTAATAATGCAGCTAAGTGATGAAGAACTTGTCCAACTGCTAGATGCCCTTTGGGAACTAGCGTTGGAACATGAAGTATATAATCAAAAAGATTATGATACGTTCAAGTACAAACAACTATATGAAAGGATTAAATATGAAGCTGGACAGAGAGCAATTACAAATCACAAGACTAGATTACGAAACAAGAGAGCTTAATCTATTTTACGATATGTTTGAGCATTTAGATAAGAAGTCGTTATTTGCTACGCATATAGGTATTGAAGATGCTGTATTATTACACAAAATAATGAAAACAATACTGAAAAGAATTATCGACAATAAAGAAAAATTAAAGTATCTATAAATAGAAAGCGAGGAATAATGACAGATAATATAAAACTATTACAAGCTAATCTTAATAAATTATTACACGAGAATAAGTTATTAAGAGAAAAGGTTTCTATTTTAGAAAAATTAAATGAAGTTAAAATAGAAGATGTAGCTGAAGTAAAGACTGATGTTAATATTAAAACTAAAGATGATAAGGAGATACAATGAGACTTATAATATGTTTGAGTATAGCAATGA